TCGGTCCCGAGCACCTCATAGTCTTTGTCGATCAGGGCCCTGTTGGTGCGCGTCTTAAGGTAGCCGTCCCCGGTGAAGTTCAGGGTCCCGTATGGGCCTTCGACCCCGCCGAGGATCAACCACTCAGCATCCGTGATCTCCAGCAGCCCGGACGCGACGGCTGAGTTCACCGAGTACGTGTACGTGCCCTCGGTCTCGTACTTGTACAGGCCCCCGCCCGGGGCCCGCAGGAGCCGGGCCACCGCCTCGGACTCGACGCGGACCAGGATGATCCGGTAATGCTCGTCCTGCGTAGCCCTGGCGATAGCGTCGGGGACCCGAGTGACGATGAGTGCCTCGACGTAGTCGAGGGCCGCCTGCACGTACTTGGCCTCGTCCTCCTCCAAGTCGCGCAGGAGGGCAGCAGCAACGTCAGCGGGTGTCGCCTGTGTCATCACTGCCCTCCTGTTCGACGGTCACTCCCTTGTGGGGAGTCGATCACTTGGAGTTGTACTTCACGAACGCCTTGGTGTCGCGGACGACCCAGCCGAACTGGGCCTCCGCGAGGATCGCACCGAGGTTGCGGTCGAACAGGTCGATGCCACCGGCCCGCTCGCTCGCGCGACGGTAGGTGATCTGGTTGACGTAACCCAGGCGGACGTTGTCCTTGAAGTCACCACCGAAGCCGAGGAGCTTCTCGACACCGGTCTTGGCCTTCTCGTAGCCGGAGACGGAGCGGTGCCAGGCGGCGGGCAGGCCGAGGACCGTAGTGAACTGGTCGGCCAGGTTCGTGGAGGCCTGGTACAGGGGGCGGCCCTGGCCGTCCAGGGCGTTGACCAGCGAGGACCGGAACTTCGGGGCGAACAGGAAGTGGTTGAAGTCGAACTCATGCTCGTCCACGACGTCGAGAACGACGGCGTCGTAACCGGCGGTCAGCTGCTTGCCGATGTAACCGGCCTTCTCCTGGGCCAGGTCGATCTCGATGGCCTTCGTGGTGTCGCGCAGCGCCTCCTTGCCGGTGATCTTGGTGCCGGTGTTGGCGTCAACGCCGTGGATGACGGCCATGTCAACGGACCGGGCGATCGCCTCGGCGAGGAAGTTCTGGATGCGGGAGTACTCGCCGAGCGGGTCCGCCTGGGCGGTCTCCATCGAGTACAGGATCATGGTCGCGACCTTGATCGGAGTCACGGTCTTGACCTTGGTGGCCATCGTAGTGACGGGCTTGGTCTCGCCCTCGGCGACGACACCGGCGGTCGCCTGACCGACCGGGATCGGGATCGCGTCACCATTCAGGGACAGCGGGACAGCGCCCGCGAGCGTCTGGATGATGGACCCCTTCTTCGCGGTGTCCCAGATGTTCTGGACTACCGTCTTGGGGAACGCATCGGAGTTGCCGACGTTGGTGTCGAGAATCTTCCTGATGGTCTCGATCTTGGCCTCGTTGTCAGCCATTCTCGCCTCTTCCTAGTCGTGGAAAACGAATCAGACGCCCAACAGGGCCCTGGCGAATTCCATTGTCTCAGTTTCCTCGATGTCAGGTGATGCATCGACGGCCGGGTCCCGGGGTACAGGAGCGGTCTCGTCACTGGCTTCCCGGAGCGCGGTGAGGAGTTCGACCTTCGCCTGCCAGGAATCCTGGTCGTCTCCGAGTAGCGGGGCGTACTTGGCGGCGAGGCCGGCGTCAGTGACGGCCTTGGTGCGGGCCTCGTCGAGTGCGCGGGATGCGAGGGCCTTCTCGGCCTCCTCGAGGCGGGCTTTGAGGGCGGCGTACTCCTCGGCGGTGGGAGCCTTCTCGTCAGCAGGCTCGGCCGGTTCGGCGGGCTTCTCCTCGGCGGGAGGCTCCTCCTTGTTCGCGGGCGCCTCGTCGGCAGCCTCGGAGGCCTCTTCCTTCTCCGCCGGGTCGGCGGCGTCGGCCTTCTCCTCGACCTCCTGGTCGGCCTCCGCAGGCTCCCCCTCAGGGGCAGTAGTCTTCTCCTCGACCTGCTCCGTCTCCTCAACGGACTCGGCCGGGTCGGTGTCGTGAGTTGTGGGGCGCCTCATCGTTTCCTTCTCCGATACATCTCGCGGTTCATGGCGTTCACGGCCTCGCGGCCATGCAACCGTCCCTTACGGACGACCTCATCATAAGTTCTCGCCGCCTCTTCCTGCGCCGCCTTGCCCTCCCATTCGCGGGACGTGAAGACCGGGATGACGGTGCAGTGGCAGTGATCGTGGAACGCGTCAGCCCGAAGGCCGGCCGTCTGGGAGGACGAGTAGACGGGGCCGCGGGAGGCGAGCATGACGCAGAATCCGCATGGCCCGTTCTCAGATGGGTGCACCACCCTGGCCCATGCGAACGGGCGGGCGATGACCTTCCCATCGAGGGAGCGCCTCGACGACGGGGCGCCCTCGCGTGTTTCACGTGGAACCTTGATGCCCGCCTCGTCGAGCTCGTCGAGCGCCTCGCCGACGCGTTCCGCGATCTCCCCCAGGGCCTCGGCGAGAGTCCGCCGGGGACGGCGCTTCTCCGACTCGGCAACCTCGCGGACGATCTCCTTCTTCTCCCTCTCGGGGAACCCGTCCAGGTTCTCCTCGAGGTGCTCAAGGCCTTCGACGAGAGGAACACTCGACGGGGCCTTCGAGACCGCGTCGGCGACCGTCCTCCTGGCCGCAGCCTCCACATGCCCCTCCAGGCGCTCCAGGACAGCCTCCTCCCACCTCTCCGGAGTGCCCCCGGTAGGGATGCCCCGGAGGGCGTACTCGACCGCTCTCTCGCCGTATGAGGGCACCTCAGGGATCCACGACTCGTCAGCCCCGTACCGCCTCGCCTGATCCCTCAGGAACAAGGCGGCCGCGGCCCACGCCTTCCGACGGGCCGCAGCGACCTCCGGGTACAGGACCCTTGCCTGCCCCCTCGGGTCACCCTTGCTGCGCCCATCAGAAAGCCCCCTTACCGTCGGCGAAATGCTTCGCCTGAACGACGCCCTGATGCTGTTGAGCATCAGCCGGAAGATCCTCTCCAGCACCCGGCTCACCCTCCTCCCGCTCGCCGAGACTCATCCCGGTCATGTCGTGGATGTCCCGGGACAACTGGGCCTCACGCTCCATCTGAGCTGGCGTGAGCCTCATGTACTCGCGGGCCGTCTCCTCATGGATGACACCCTGAGCCTGGGCCTGGAGTGCGGCCTGCATCTGGGCGGACACCGACGGGGCGGCAGCGTCACGCCACGTAACCTCCAAGTCCTGGAGCCCTTCCAGAGAGCCCCCATTCATAGCGACGATCAGCCGGCCGACCTCCTCCAGGGCGTCGGAGAACTGACGCTGCTTGTTCTCCGCCCTCGCGATCAGACGGTCCTTGGCCACGCGGAGAGCCTCAGCGGACGTCGGGTTGTTGTCCGAGGCGACACCCATCATCGACGGCGGGATACCCGTCATCGCCGAGATCTGTAGCGCGTAGGACCGGTAGGAGGAGATGAACGGGTCCAAGGGGGCCCCGGACACCTGGGTCACGGAAGCCCCCTCAGGAAGCGCCAGGAGCGTCCCCATGTAGGCCTGCATACGATCTGCGTACTTCTTGACGACCTCCCCGGCACCGTCACCGACCAGGGCCCTCATCGGCAGGGCACTGACCTCTTGGGCGATCTGAAGATTCGTCAACGTCCTGGAGGCCGCGTCGATGACGGTCCGCAACTCCTTCAGGTCCGACCTGCCGTACCGGTCGGAGATCCGGGCCCGATTGAACATGGGGACGATACTCATCCCCCACTTATCCTTCCGGCTGGCGACCTTCACCCACCCGGACTGGTTCTCCTCGTACATGGTGACGCCGTCGGGCGTGTAGTAGGAGGCGCCCTGCTTGCCGTTCGGGAGCCGGTAACGGGCGATCCCTTCGATTGGCTTGCCCGAGTAGTCGATGCGGACGCGGCCGTGCTTCGCATCGATCGCCCGGATGGTCGCGTACTCGTGGTCCTTGTCGGGCGGGGCGACGACCCAGAACACGAGGCCGGCGGCGATAGCCTCAGCCGCAGCTAGGTTGAACTGGGAATCCATGTTGTTGTACTGCCAGGTCTCCCGGATCAGGGCGATGTCATCATCCCGGTCCTTGTCCGGGAGGATGAACCCGGACGGGATGAGGACCTCGGTGAGCACGTCGATGGCCATCTTCGCGAACGGGGCCTGGATTTCCAGGACGCGTGCCGACGGGGGCAGGCTGATACCGAGGGCATCGAGGCGCGCTTCCCCCTCGTAGTGCGTCTCGAACCGCTTCGGTCTCAGGGCCCCGCCCTGGAACCGCTCCAGCATCTTCTCGAAACTCATATGAGGATCTCCCACTTCCCGGGCCCCTTGGAGAGCTTCTCCCACTCGGGGGACTTCTTAACCTGTCGGTACAGCATCCTGGCTCCGATCATACAGACAGCAAGGTCGATCTTCCGTTGCGACTTCGGAGATTCCTTCTTCACGGAGATCAGTCCCCGGTACTCGTTCTCACGGCAGTTGGACACGTGCTCTCCGAGGGCGGAGTCGCCGTCATGGGTGAAGGCCTTCTGATCGATCTCCGTCCTGGCCGTCTCAGCCGCCTCGGCGAACTGGTAGGCGTGGGACCTCATGTCCCATGCGATCGGCGACGCGGACATGCCCCCCTTCACGGCGTGGCAGATGAGGTCCTTCCCGTAGTCCTCTGGCCAGGCGACCCGGACGAAGGACTCCCACTCGCGGACGTCGGCCCAGAACGCGATGACGTGCCAGCGTTCGAACGCGAGCCGGACCCCGGCATCGACGGCGGCGACATCCACGTTCTTGGAGGAGCGCAGAGGACGCCAGTGGCCGATCTTGAAGATGTGCCCGTCGGACATGCAGCAGCCAACGAGGGCCGTGTGGTCGTTGGACTTGGACCCGTCGAAGAACATGACGATGTCCTCACCGTCCTCGACCTTCCGCTTCTTGTCGGACAGGAGGACCCAGGAGTCGAGGGGGCACCACGAGTGCTCGGCGGCGTTGGGCCGGTTGAGGAAGAAGCGGCGGGACCTCGACTCGGGGTACTCCGGGGACCAGATCTGCTCCTCGATGGTCTTCAGGTCCACCCACGGGCAGTCCTCGTAGACGAACGACAGTCCCTCCCTGAGGCTGATCTCACCCTTCTTCGGGTCATTGGTGAGAGACGTGTTCGCAGGCGCTATACGGGCGTCGTAGAGGATCTTCATGTCACCCCTGGTGAGCCCGTCCTCCTGGTCGCACCAGGAGTCGAACGTCGATTCGGCGACCGTCTGCTGTCCCGGAATCCACGCGTTCGACGTCTCGACGACACGGGACCCGAGCGATTTCGACGCGTTCTGCCTCATGGTTGCCATGAGTTCGGGGCCGCCCAGGCCGGGAGTCCAGTGCTCGGTCTCGTCGGCGACCTGGAAGGACACCTCGGCGCCCTCAAGAGTGTGTGCTGAGGAGGTGACCTGCTCGAGGCGCCCCGCCTTCGGCGTATCGATGTAGGTCTTCCCCGGGTCGAGAGAGTACTTCGCTGCCAGTTTCGTCTTCTTGTTGCAGAAGGCCCTCACCATGCGCATCGTGTTCGCCGTCTGCCGCTCCGACGTGGCGACGACATGCACGAGGGGCATGGACACCGGCTTGCCGATCACCCCGCCGAGGGCGGCGTCGTCGAAG